ATGCTCCCATTTTTTTGGTTTTTTTATTTTTTTTTGTTTATTTTATTTTTCCCATTAAGTCTTTCATTCTCAAGAATTGTGGATTTTCATAAGTTTTAGATTCAATCAAATTGGTTGCTGATCCACTTGTCGGGGTTTTAACAACAGTTCTTTCAATTGATTCTGTAATAGTTTTATCCATTTTCCCATTATCGGAAAGTTCATTCTTAATAGTCCTGTAAAGACCTTTGGATTCTTTCAAAGAATCGACATTGTCGAATCTTCTTAAAATGTTTATTTTTTCTTGTTTAGTTGTTGAATGTTCTGTAAACAATCTTGTGGCATAAGCCAAATTAGAATTGAAGACAGCGACTTCGTTCAACTTGTTTCGGAAAAGATTAAGAGCTTTTCTGTACTCTTCATTCTTTTCTCTTAAAAGATTATATTCCTGAGTTGTTGATTCTACACGGATATGACGTGGTGCTGCTTTTGGTTTGTCCAAACCGTTTCTACCCCATCTTTTTCCGTTACCTAATGTTCTTGAGGCTTCTTTTGTTTCTACCTTTTTAACCATAGGTTTTTTCTTCTTTTTATCAACATCAGACATATTCACCTCTTCTTTATATTCAAATTTGGCTTTACCCATACCAACTCCTCTGGTTCCTTGTTTCATTTTTGTTTTGAACCCTTCTCCTTGATTTGGTTTTTTACCATACTTGAACTTGGATGCGTTACCCATACCAACTCCTTTGGATTTGAACTTGGATGACTCCATAACAAACTCTTCATCGTCTATTTCAAAGTCGTCTTCGTCTGAATCTTCGTCTTCGTCTGAATCTTCGTCTTCTTCTTCTTCGGAATCAAATTCGTTACCCATACTATCTAACTCAAGTTCATAGATAACTCCCTCTTCTTCTTCATCTTCTTCTTCATCTTCTTCATACATTTCATCGAATTGCATGTCATCTTCTTCGAATACTTCTTCATCAAACATATCGTTCATTTCCATTTCGTCTTCCTCAGATTCCCCGAGTTGGATAATGTATTCCACATCCTCATTATTATCTGATAAATGTAACATCTCATCATCTTTTTTTACAATAATACCATCTTCATCTCCCATTGCTTTAAAAACTCGAAGAACCTCCTCGTCAGAAGCATTAGTTAAATCAATTGTATCATCATCGACATCCATATCCATATCTTCATCATCAAATTCCATTTCAGTATTCACATCCATTTCTTCGTCAGAATCTATGTCCATTTCGTCATTATCAACTTCGGTATCAACCTCAGTGTCTAAATCAATCTCATCATCCTCTTCTTGTTCGTTGAGAGACTCTTTTACTAAATCTTTGATTTCTTGCTTCATTGTGGATGCAAGTATTCCTTGTGCATTTTCAGCAATAACATTTTCCAAATTTTTCAATTGGATAAACGTATCTTCTACTAATGATTCTTTTTTGCTCATTATTTTTTTTTACTACATTTACAAATAAATACTTGACTATTTCAAAAAATTTAATTTTAATGTAGTTTCAGTAAAAAAAAATTAATTTTTAGATAAAAAAAAAAGGATGAACATATGTCCACCCTTTTTCTATTTATAGATTTATAAAATTATTCAATAACCTCATCAATCTTACTCTCTGTAATTGAGGTGATTCTCCAATCCATTGTGTAGTTCTCATATACTTTGGTTACTTTAGCTTCAACATCAGTTGGTGAATACCCCAAAACCAATTTTTCTTCTTTCATTTTTTTTACTTTCCCTGATTCTGTATCTAACAAATCAGATGTGATTTTTGCGACAAAATATTTTTCTCCTTGTTCCATAATTTTTTTATTTATCCAAATAATCGGATAATCGTCTCATTAAGTCAAGTGATTTGTTACCACTACCACCAATATTTCTTTCTACCGCGATTTTCTTATCTTCTTCTAAGTTCTCATCAAACTTCATTCTGTCATTTTTATCCAAGAAAAGATATGCACCAGGAGTAGAAGGAGAAGATACCAAGTCAAAACAAATTAATTCAAAATCATCCTGTACCTCATTTTGTTCACCAACTTTTTTAAGAGAACCAACACCACGAGATGAAATACCAAGAGTTACACCCTGTCTTAAATAATTTGCCGCCAAATCACCCTTTGTAGAACAAATTCCACTTTCGTGAAAACCAGGACTTGTAAGTAATTTTAATTTTCCTAATAGTACGGGTCCATCCCACCACACCTCTGTTATAATATGGGATACTCTATCTAAATCTATGAGTGAAGATTCGGGGTGATTAAGTTCAGACAGAGCAGTTCCCTTCTCAATCATTTTTTTATAATTTTCCGATTCACGTTTTAAAACTTTTTCAGGATAAACTCTTCCATTTCTATTTGGGGTGTTATATTTTTGGAGGACTGCATAAAATTCAAATGGCTTAGAATGGTCCAAAAAATTCTTTGACTCTTTGATAATTTCTGAGTTGTATTTATCTTTTGGGTTTATGTAACCCGCATCATATTCTATTAATATACCCCTTCCTGTATCATTCGGTCCTAAGATTCTGTTTTCGCTCATAATAAAAGTTTTCTATATAAATATTAAACTTTTTCTATTTTTGTCTTAATTGTCTTTTGGTTACCATTTTTAGTTAAATAAAATTTAAAATTTTCATTTTTAGTGAGAACATCATCATATATTCCTTTGATTATATTTTTTAATTTTCTTTTTAACTTCATATCTTTAAAGTCTATTGGTTCTAAAAGAAAAAGATTTATTTCTAAATTCATAAATGATTTCTTTTTTAATTGTAATCCACTGGTTCTTAAATCCATATCAACAATAAATTTACTATCAAACAAACTTTTATCCACATGTTCAAAAACTGAGTGTTTAATCGACCTGCACATATTTTGTGTTATCCTATTCCAATTTTCATATTCATTTTTCGGTTCTACCCAAGTTTGTAAATTTAAATAAAGTGATTTGAATTCTTTTGAATCTACCGTTCCGTAAATTACTTTTGATGTTCTGAATCCGTTAATTTTGGAAGTTTTTCCCTTTTTCATAAATAATTTTCATACTACTAAGTTTATTTTTTAAAAATTTACGTAAATTTGTGATATATATCAAATACAAATAAACTATTAAAATAATAGAATGCTTATTGTTAATGTTAATAAAAATGGGGACATTGAAAAAGCCCTTAAAGAACTGAAAAGTAAAGTAATTAAAACAAGACAAAATTCTTTTTTGAATAACAGAAAAGAATTTAAAAAGAAATCTGTTGAGCGCAGAGAGGTTTTGAATAAAGCGAGGTATAGACAAAAATTAATTAACCCTTAAAGACTTTCATATAATTTTTTAAGTCTCATCAATTCATTGATGTTATAAGGTGTTTTTTGAATTTTTTCTATCGTTTCATTAATTTTTATAGAAGTGTCTTTGTCGGTTTCATTTGAATCAATTATTTCTAATTTGTTCAAAATTTTACCTTTAAGTATGAAATAGTTTTCTTTTAGAATTTTGTCATCTTCTTTTAATAATCCTTTCAGTTCAGTTTTTTCTGACTCTGTAAGGTTTTCCAAATATTTAGAAACGGTATCATTTGCAATCTTTACCATTTCATTCATTGGTACAATTGTATTTTCTTTCTCTTTTGTTGGTTTTGATTTTAAAGTTTCGACTATTGTTTTTTTACTTTCAATTTTAGTTTCTAATTTAGTTACATCAGACGAAAATAAATTATCAATGTTTGTATATTCGTTTTCACACTGAATATGCCCAACCCACATTTGAATTTCTTTAATTTGAGACGATGTCAATTTATTAATTAAATTCTCATAAACAATAATACTTTGATTTATATATTCATTTGCCAATGATTCGTTTAAACCTTTTTTAGAACTCAATTCATCATACAAATAATATATTTTACTTATATTTTTGTTCTTCAAAATTAATTCATTGAAAATAAACATATTGTCTTTAACTGAATTTTTTTCATAAGATTCAGTTAAAATTTTTTCTATTTTTGTTTTAAGTAATCCAAATTTCATAATGTTTTTTATTATAAATATCAATCTCTTAACAATTTGCTCAATTCATTTTCCATATCACCTAATGAATTTTTTGCCCTACTTAAATCTATATATGAATCCCCTAATAAATCATCACTTTCTAATAAGATATTCATATTGTTTTTTAAATTTTGTTCAGGTAAAGTTTCACCACCACCTAATGGTTCTGGTGGTCCTCCTAATGGTTCTGGCGGTCCACCCATAGGTTCAGGTCCTCCACCCATAGGTGATTCCCCACCTTCAGGTGATGCACCTGCATTTTGTGTTGTTCCAGATTTGGTTTTATACAATTTATCAACATTATCAAATAATCCTGTATGTGTTATTACTGTTGCGGTATTTGTGAGTTCAGCAGCAACCGCTCTTTCTAATCTCATTTGTTGAACGTCTAATTTAATGTCTTCATCAGAAAACCCAAAAATGTGTTTTTTAGCCCAAGTTGCCGAAGTTGGCGCCAATGAATTAGGGATTTCACTAACTAAGTCTTTATATAATAAAACTTTTTCTTTCCACACATCAACCATTAATAAATCGGCTTGTTTGGAAGGATTAGTTAATCCTAATGTAAAGTTTTGTAATTCGTCCTCAAATCCCAATAAAAATAAATGAATGATCGCGATTTTATTCATTTCTGCAATCATACTTTTTTGAATTTTGTTAATTGTTCTTGCGAAACGAATATCTTGTAATGATAAATTTTTACCATCACCAACAACTTCCTCAAATCCTAAATACGCCTTTGGTACCCTTAATGCCGTCACCAATTTCTTTTGGATATACTCAATGTCAGCAATTTCAGATAAATTTTGTGCACCAGGTAAAGTCTCAATTGGCATTGTCAATGAAGGATCTCTTACAGGTATAAAATAATCTTGATCAACAGCCATTTGATTAAATCGTAAATCTACATTTCCTGTTTTTGAATCAACAACTTGATCTCTTTTAAATTTATTAGCAACTCTTTGTACATATGGTTCTACATCTTTGTCGTCCATATTACCAACATAAACTTTGAAAACTCTTCTTTCAGGAGCTCTTGAGGTTCTATATATTAACATAGCATCCTCGGATAGCATAAGTTGTTTCCAAATTCTCCTCGCCTTTTCTAACATAGATGTTCCGTATGGTAATTTTCTGTCGTCACCCAATAATCTAAAATGTGCAATCTCCCAAGAGTTAAATTCCATATCCTTCGCTTTCCAATGAAATCTTAAACCCTTGGCTTTTGGATCAACCTCAGCGTTAATTGACTTGGCTTGCATACCACGTTCCAAACGTTCAATTTCTATGTTTGGTAATTGCATACAACCAACAATTCCTTTTTCAGGATCAAGTTTTAGATAAACAAAATTATCACCATACTTACAAGTGTTTCTTGTCCACATTGCAAGATTGGTATTAATATCTAAAACATTATTAAATAAGTCAGCCAAAATACCTTTGATTCTTTTTGATTCAGAGTAAATTTGAAGAATGTACCCATCTTGATTTGCTGTTGTTGATTCTTCTGAATATATGTCTAACGCTGTGGATATTTCAGGAGTAAACTCCATAGATTCATAATCATAAAATGATGCCAATCTTGTTGGTTCATAATATACCGCTTGAGTATATAAATTATTTTCAATCTTTGCCCACTGTCCCGATAGATATAAAGATTGTTGAGTTTGTAATTTCTCAAGTTCATATTCTTTTTTATCGGTAGTTCTTAGTAATTCTTTTTTATCTAATTTGTATGTTGGCAAATCCTGACCCAATAGTGAATTCGGTCCGAATGCTTGGGAAAGTTTTTGCCAAATTGTAAAATTTTTATTTTCTTCCATTTTGATATCAAATATTTTTATATATAATTTTAAATACTTTCATTAATAAGTATAGTATTATGTGTTGATAGTTGTTCCAGAATTTTGTGGATTCTGTGTGTAACTTTCAGGATTACTACCTTTTTTACCTTGGAAGTCGTTTTGAAATTTTTTGTAAGTGAGTATATTATTACCTGGAACTACTAATTTACTTCCTGATATTAAATTCCCAGTTCTTTTTCTACTTATTAATCCCATAATTATTTTTTTTATAATCCAAATAACCAACCATAATTTTCGTAATCTTTTCTAGTTGCGGATGAATTTTCTTTTAATCTATCTTGATTAAAATGAGGTATTACCGGATTAAAATCTATTACATTTTTTACCGACTCATTATTGTTTACCGCCCAAGATTCTATCATTGCTTTTGTTTGTTCTGTAACTTTTTCTAAACTTGAGAAAGAGGATTCACCAACATATAGTGCCATTGATATTGACATAATTAAGTCATCGTGATGTCCTTTTTGGTGATCAGGTCTTCCATTTATATAAACAAAAGTATTCATTTCATTATATAAACGAGAACTATAAATTCTGAATTTGTGTCTCATTCCTTCCTCAAAGGCAGCAATGATTTGAACCCTTTTGTTGTTAAAATTTATACCGGGAATTTTATCAACCGCCTTTGGGTTGTACTTCCAAGTATTATTTAAATCAACCCCATCAACATACATATTTTTATATCCAAGTTCCTGTAATTTTCTTGATGTCGCAATACCCATCCCACCAGTAATATCAATTACAATATAGGCAGAATACATATTACCCCATTTGTAAGCGACTTCAGCAAGTACATCTGGAGGTATTTTCCCAATATATTCTAACACTTGTTCTCTTTCGTCAAAATCTATAATTTGTATTGTACTAAAATCTTCACTATCACCACGAGAAACGTCAACACCCATAATATATTTGTGTCCGACTATTGGCTCTTTCCATATCCATAAAGAGTTACCCATCATTTTATTTGATGGTTCTTTAACCATATTCTCTCGGATTTTTTGCATCAACTTGGAGTCAAATACATTATCCCCTGAACCTAAAAAATTACATTCTAACTCTTGTGAGACTTTTCGTTTGTCATATTTGAGTTTTTTAACCATACTCTCAAACCAAGATGAGCAAGGTTTGTACCCTGAATCAATTATTACCTTTAAATCATCATAATTACGAGTTTCAAAAGCAATTGATTCCCAACTCAATATTTGTTCTGTTGTATATTCTTCTTTATTTAAAAGGTAGTGTATAATATCCTCAGTTTTAACCATATATAAATCCTTAGTATATCTTGGATCTCTATACCAATACATTTCTGTGATTTTGAAGTCATTCATACTTCTTAGCGCCTGATCGTATATTTCATAGTAAATTGGATCGTAACCGTTTGGTGTGGATACCACAATTACTTTACCTCCCGTAGATAGGGATGCCATACAAGCCGCCCAAAAATCACTATCTGCTTCAATAAACGCCGCCTCATCAAATATTAGTATGGTGGGGGTAAAACCACGTAAAGCATCTTTTGATGTTGCCACAGCCTTTACTTCACAACCATTATTTAATTTATAATGTTTTTGTGAATTTTTTTCAGGTGCAAAATCAATACCAACCCATTTCGGCCACTGCCCAACAAACGCTCTGATTTTATTTGCCATCTCTAAAGATGTATCTAATTTGTTAGCAATAATCAGAATTTTTTCGGGTTTAATTTTTTTTGCAAACGCCAATTTTTTTGATACCCACGCCGCTGTTACTGTTGAAACCCCCGCCTGTCTATATTTTAGTGCGATGTTTTCATTATAA